AGTGCCGGACATTGACGCGGTTATCGCCAGCCCTGATACCGCGCCGATCAGTGAAGACCCAGCCGTTTGTTACGCGGTGTCTTCCGCGCTGGCATACAAGGCCAACGACAAGAACATTGGCAACGTGATCAAATACCTCAAGCGGTTGCCGCATAAAGAGTTTGCGATCTTCGCTATCAAAGACGCATACAACCGTCACCCTGCTATCAAGCAGACACAGCCGTTCCGCGAATACCTAATGTCTGACGGCAAAGACTTAATGCTCTAACATTATGTGGGGCGGTTCACGCCGCCCCATTTATACCATCGTACAAATTTTGGGAGACTAAACATGGACGCAGAAACAAAAATGGCAAGGGCGCGCACACGCCTTGTTTTGGATAATCCATTCTTTGGAGTGCTTGCGCTTGGTCTGGACATACACCGCGATGACAGCCAGCCTACCATGTGTACAAATGGCAAATTCATCAAATGGAATGCTGACTTTGTTGATCAGCACAGCGATAAAGAAATCATCGGCGTTGTCGCCCATGAGGTCTTGCACGTTGCCTTCAAACACATGCTGCGGCGCGATGAGCGTGACCCTGAGCGCTGGAATGTTGCATGCGATCATGCGATCAATCACATCCTGCTGGACGGTAACTTTGAGTTACCTGACGGCGGCCTTCATGACCCACAGTATAAAGGCATGACCGCTGAACGTATTTATGATCAGCTTGGCAATGCCCCTGACCAACAAGACCAACAAGCATGCGGATGGGGCGGTGTAGTTGATGCCACTGGCGAGGATGGTGAAGCGTTATCCCCATCTGAGGCCAAGCAGCTTGAGGCAAGCGTTGACCAGAAGGTGATGCTGGCGGCGTCTGGTGCTAAGTCGGTTGGCAAGCTTCCATCAGCTATACAGGAACTTGTTGATGAGATGCGGCGCTCCAAGGTTGACTGGCGTGATGTGTTTAATCGTTTCGTTGGCGGTGATCAGCCTGACGACTACACGTTCCGCAAGCCAAACAAAAAAGCTTGGTACACGCAGGGCATATACATGCCAAGCATCGATAAGATCGGCGTGGGTGATATCGTGGTTGCCATCGACACATCAGGCTCGGTCAATACCGCTGAGTTGCAGCAATTCTTGGGTGAATTAAATAACATCACTGAAGATCATAAGCCGCGCTCTGTGACGGTCATAACATGCGACTCCAAGGTGCAGTCAGTGGTCAGATATGAGCAAGGCGACATCATCGACAGCATCGAATGCACCGGACGCGGCGGCACTAGGGTGACACCTGTCTTTGATTACATCGATGATCATCAACTGCCTGTCGATAACATGGTGTATCTGACTGACATGGGCATCCATGACTGGCCTGACACCGCGCCACATTATCCTGTTCTGTGGGTGTCCACATGGACACGGTGCGATGATGCACCATTTGGCGAGACAACACGCATTGAGGTGGCGGCATAATGCCGCTGCCCATCCTTTAACAATCGGGAGAATAAAAATGGCTTACACTGAAAATTGCCACAAGCAGCTTAATCTTTTGACCAAGCAAATCGCCGCCATTACTGATCAATGGCGCGACTTCATCCCCGCCCACATCTTCCATGTGATCGCAGATGTTGGTAAGCACTCATATAAAATACCTGTTGAAGTTCAGGATGAGATGAGCAGCATCGCAAGGGACATGCACATAGAGACAGGATCGGTTGATGCTTGGAACTCCGCAACCACATATGTGGACAACCTACGCGATGCCGTCCAGTCAATAAGGAAACGCAGGAAACAAAGACAGGCATATTCACCTCTTGCTGAGCATAAATCTTTTTCAAAAAACTTTGCAAGGCACGTTGTCTCTGAAGCGTTCCAAAGATCATGGATAGGGGTGTCGTTGAAAACTACAGGTAGTGAACCCACGCTTGAGGTTGATGGTGAAAACAAATACACCATAAAAAATTTCGTTACCATTGGAGTAACTTGGTACAGGACTGTCGCTAGTCGAGGCTTCGCCCTGATCAATGCGCCTCAGGGTCTGAGATTTGTGGTTAGCTGCAAATATCGATACGTTCAGTATGTTCATGAGGACGGCATGAACGCTTGGGAAGTTCAGACCATTGGCTTCAAGCACGGCAAGGGCTTTGAGGAAAGCGGATGGCTTGTTACGCATCAATCAACTGAGCATGACGAGTGCCACCCACTTGTATGCGAATCCTCAAGGCAGACAGAAATACCTCATGCCGTTGGCAAAAACCTTTCCAAGGCTCACTCCTTGCTCAAGCAGCGCACCGTGCGTCACTTGACCAAGATGCTGGACGCTTAGCATGGTTGGGGTAGATATGAGGATGGCATCAATTGTCATCCCAGATGTGTCGGATGATGGGCAAATTTTTGTCCACATCCAGCGCGAGGTTGTCGAAACATTCATAAAGGAGTTCGGCGGTGCAACCATGTATGAGTGCATGGGGTTTTGGAGCATGTCACAAAGGCAGATATCCTGCTCAAAGATTGATGTGGCGTTCCATACAACCCATGAAAATATCCATAGGTTTATGGGTATAGTTAAAATGGTTGCTGATGAATGTGCTGAGGGCGGTGTGCATAGCATCATGGCTATCAAGCCGGACGGCACTGTAATTTTTGTAGAGGGAGATTTGTACGATGGTAAAAAAATCATATGAGGTCATTGTAGACGCAGTGGTTCAACGCACTGTGTTCGTTAATGCGTCAAATGCTGCTGAGGCTGAGGAACTTGCTTGTAAAGAGGTAAAGAACCTTTTGGGCGCCTTTGGTGCTGAAGCGTTGCAAGTAAGAAAAATAGAGGAGTAGACAATGTTATTGAATATACTGCTTTCCAAAGAGGAAGCCGTTGTAGTCCAAGAGGCTATGGGACATTACATAGATGGCCTTACCACGGCATATCAAAAAGACCTTCGCTCAAAGCTAGGACTAGCGCTCTCCGCTGACGAGAGTATTGATCAGGCGATTGATGATAGTAACGAGGAGACTGATGATGCAAATTAAATATAAAAATCCAAAACAGGTTAATGCTGTATTGATTGCGCTTGACAATGAGATTGAAAACACACTTGGGGGTCGGCCAGTGGACTGGGAAACTTTTCCAGAGTTGGCCGCTATGCTTCAAGCGTACTACGTCACTCGCGTTCAATACGAGGGAGACTTAAAAAATGATTAACTACCATAACGCTCCTAATCACAGATACAACGGTTACAGCTATGTGCCGTTTATTGAACACGATGACGGTGAGGTTCGTAAGGCAACCCACCGTGTCGTGTGCATTGAAACTGGCGATGAGACTATTCTGGAAGCTTCGCCATATCGATGGTTGACCTCTGATGAATTTTCATATCACATAGATATGTTGTTCGGTGATGTGTATGGAGACAGCGAATGATGAACTATTTTATTTTCGTTCTTGGACTGATGATAACAGGCGCTGGCTGCGAGTTGGTGGATAACCCAAATAACAGTTTATTTGCATCAACCGTTGTGATGTACTTAGGTGTGTTTATTCTAATGTACGCAACAGTGCAGTTGGCAAAGAGTGACAACAGTTAGGGCGTGAGTGTTGACAGTCATTGTAGCAGACTGGGGAAATTCTTGATGTTCTCACGCCTTGTGGTTCTCCGGCATCAAGAAAGCTACAAACAAGATGGTGGTCTAACGGTTACACCATCAAAACAGAAGGGGGGCGGGTTTGGTCGTTCCTCGCCCCCCTTCATTTTCATTAAACAATTTATACCCTAGTACAAAATTCCTGCGGATTGCCCACCGCTGGGAGACATAGCGCCCTTGGGCAAGGCAAACCTCAGTGCCACAACAAACGGACAGTGGCAGAAAGGCAATGATACCCATGCTTAAAATGGTGTCAAAGCAGCGTCAGCTTAGTGCTGACCTAACAGTGGAAGAACAGGTGGCTAACCTTTCTTCTCTCATCAAGAACCCACCTCAGAACTCTCGCGTGATTGAAGTGTCACCGAAACTGGCTGAGTACGTTCTTGAAAACCTAAACATTGGCAATCGTAGCAAGAAGACCGAAAAGATTAAGGTCTACGCCAATGACATCTTGAACGGCAATTGGTCGCTCACAAACGCCACACTGGCCTTTGGGTCAGATGGCTACCTCAAGGACGGTCAGAACCGACTGAGCGCCTGTGTGAGGGCTGGAAAGCCGTTTAAGACACATGCAATCTTTGGCATAGAGCCTGAGTCCTTCATCCATATGGATGTTGGGGCAAACAGGTCGCACAGAGATGTGTTCACAATCATGGGTACACCGTACCCGTCAGTGACGGGCGCGGTTGTCCGGCACATTGTTGCGTTCAAGGCTCAGAAGGCCAGCACAAAGAACGTGAAAATGACAAATGATGATTTGCGTAGTTACTACAATGATGAGATTAATTCAACATTGCTGGAACTCTCAATCAAATTGTCAAAGATTGCCACAAGAAACACTTTGATCCCAGTGCCGCCACTAGCAGCGCTGTTCTACATTGCGTCTGAGAGTGGCAATTTGGAGAAGGCAAAGTCATTTTTGAATGACCTTGCCGCCGGTTACGGTAAAGGTGTTCGCTCACCAGTCCGTAAGCTTCTCCACACATTGACTGAAATCAGGGTCGCCAACAGAAACAAAGTGATGCCCGATGTCATGTCAATCTTGCTTGCCAGAACTTGGGAAAACTACAAGGAAGGTAGAGCCTCAACAAAGCGTGACATGCACATTGATAGTGCAAGCTTCATGCCAGACTTGACTAAATAAATAAAAAAGGGGCAGGGTTTTTACACCTTGCCCCTTTTCTTGTCGTGGGAGGAAACAACATACTCACGTTGTATTTTTAAGTTAGACTATGAATAACACTCAGTCAACATTAAAACATTCAACACTTGCGGCAGCATATCCAGCCTTATCTAAATAACTATCCCAATGCTCCGGCGTTTCAATTAGGCGCGCCGTCTTCACCAAGTCCATCATTAATCCATGGTCTAGAGCGGTAATACATTCCCCATCTTTAAGTTTGTGAGACAGGTAAGCGCTCCACAATGCGGCGATCCTAGTCCAGTTTTCCAAAGGGGGGCCGTAATGGCTTCCCCTAGCGTCTATAACTTGCTTCGCTTCGTCCAATAATACTTTTCCTTTTCGGTCTATCATACTCACCTCTTAAAATGGCACATCTTTATAATTGTACGATGGTACAGATGGGAAGTTATCATTGTCGTCCCCAATTGAATACCTAGAAGTTACTGGATTGAAGTAAAGTTCTGCGACACCTTGTTTGCCCACCCAGCTAAATCTACATTTCCATACATGCACTTCGCTGATTGCATTAGCCACTGGGTCTGGCCTGTGTACGGACAGACCTATGTCAGCTTTCGCAAACCAAGCGGCACTCCCAGATATATCGTAACCCTTGGGCGCCGGAACCTTACCGTCAGTTCCTCTCATCATTTTTGTCGGGTGAGCGACAAACCACAGATGTATGCCGTGCGACTGAGCGAATACCCTCAACTGAGTAAGCATTTCGCTGATCCAGTCAGTCTCGCTCATCTCTCCATTCTTCTGTATGTAATTGTATGGATCAATGACAGCGCCCCTGATACCGTGTCTCATGACGGCAATCTTCAAGCGCTCAACAATTCCATCTATCGTGGCTAGTGAGCCATCATTCTGATACAGAAAGCTAAAGTGTTCACGGACAAAATCCTTGCCCCGCTCTAATTCTTCAGGCGTGAGCCGTGGGGTTACGCCAGTGAAGAATGGCTTGGCAAAATGCTTACTGATTAGCTTTGCTATGTGCAGCCTTGGCTCGTTTTCAAATGAGCATATGGCAAACTTCCAGCCCTTTTCTTCGGCCAAGTTCACCATTATCTGATCAATAAACTCGGACTTTCCTGAGGATGGATGCCCTGTCACAACCGACAACTGGCCTTCTACAATCGTGTAATAATCATCAACATTTGAATATCCGGTTGAGGCTCCCCTTCCCATTCCCTTTTCATAAATCTCGTCAAGTTCATCGTAGAAATGAGAAGCATCATACAATCCAGCAACAGGCCATGGGATAATTTTGGCTACAAGCTTTTCCAAGCCCTTTTTGCCGTGCTTCATCAGCACATCATTTGCGTCTTTGCAGTCCTCTGGAAACTCTATCTTCCAGCATTTATCTTTGCCGATCCGCCTAGCGATCTCCTCTGCCATCGCCTGACCAGCGCCATCTGAGTCTGTCGCAATAATAACCCTGTGCGCTTTTTCTATTTTCTTTTTGGCATCCCAAAGGAACTTAAACTTATTGTCGTCCTGAGGGTCTATCTTTCCATCGACAACCTTCATGACCGCGCCGTTAGGCACTGACACACAGCTTTCAAAACCAGCTTCCATCATGGCGAGTACATCCATCTCGCCCTCGCAGATGAACAAATCATCTCCGGCCACAACTGAATCTAAATTAAAAAATGATGCTGGGGCGCCGTTACATGAGAAGCCCTTGTCTGACAGTGACCTTATTTTGGCAGCGTATGTTTGCCCCTGATTTGTGTATGGGAAAACCACGCAGTCTGTCTGCCCCTGCAATGCCCCTATGTAATGTATCCCTGATTTGATCTTTGCCTTCCTCGCGGTTTCTTCTGAGATGCCGCGCCCCTTCAACCAAGCCAAAGTCTTTTCGTTTAATTCTTCCCAATTATGTTGAACTGCAAGTGCCACTTTGTTGCTCCTCTGAGCTGGCATAAATCTTTCCTCAAGTGCCACGACACCATTGGCGCTGCAATGCCAGCAATTATATAAAATGCCTTCATCGCCCACCTTCAAAGAAAGTGTGCGTTCATGTTTCTTTTTTCTGTTTGGTGAGCAGATGGGGCAGACTATCTTGTGCTGACCCTCGCCCATACGGAGGGCTTCGCCCCTAATTAGTACATCAGTTTGCATTTTTTATCTCCACGACACATTCACGATATGCTGAGGAGATTGCCATGTCAATACGATATTTGCCATGCAAACCGATTAGGACGACATAGTACATATGTACTATATAGTACATAAATGTATTATATATTATAATATATATATACATACTACATTTGTACTATTGTACTATTTTTTATCTATAAGGTCTTTTAGTTTTCTGCCTTCATACCTTGCGATTGGTTCTTTGGCACTCAGTATGTACAGGAAGTTGTTTTTCATTTTTTCATGATCGATGTCGGCCAAGTCGCACACTGTTACAAAGTCGTCTGTGTGTATCCACAACTCTACAACGGCGCGCTCTCTCTCGTCATTCAGGTAGGCATCTGAGATAGCTTGGGATATCACCGCTCTCCAAAGATGACACTCTGATGATTGTTCTTGGGTTTTCCCTATCAAGCCCCCAGTAAATATTCTTCTGTTTAACTTGGCGGTCATTCTTGTAGATAACTCCCTGCATCAAATCCAATATTAAACTTTCATCCAAGTCCGGCCTTCTTGACGCATAAAATATTAACATTTCTACTTTTACATCTTCTTCAAAAAGACAGTCAATAGTTTGACACTGGAGAAGAAATTGTTTTGCGTAGTTTCTTGCTTTGTCAGACTTGATTGAGGCTGGGCGCCCCTTTATCAAGACTATCTTTCGGCTATTCGCCTTAGACGCTGGCTCTCCGATTATCTGGAATGTGTGTACTTTTTCAGCCATTTTACCAAATTTTTCCTATTGACTTTGATTTGCCCAGTTGATACAACGGCATTGGAAGGAGACAACTATGGAAATCACTAACAACTATTCGTTACCGCAATCCTTTGTTGATTTTGCCAGAAATGACAAATATAGCAAGGGGAAAGCGGATATTTCAGTTACAACGCTAATAGACAGCCCAAGGGTTCGCATCATGCGTGATAAGCATCATGCTGATCGCGTTGTTGATGTTGTCGATAACATATGGGCGCTCTTTGGCACAGCCGTTCACCACATACTTGAAAGCGCTGAGCCATCCGACAATGTGGTTCTTGAGGAAAGGCTGTTCACAAAGGTGAATGGGTGGGTGTTATCTGGCGCGGTTGACCACCAGAAGATAGAAGGTCAGACTGTGGAGATTACTGACTACAAAGTTACCAGCGTGTGGTCTGTGATACACGGCAAGGTAGACTGGGAG